ATTTCGGTGATATTAATACCTGGGCTGATTTGGAATGCCATGTGTTCTCTCCTTTATTGGCGAAATAAATTATTCAGTTCTCATCGTATGTATAAAACAGAAAAGTTCTATTGTTATATCTGTTTCCATTCACTATTTTCACCAAAGGGATCTCCCAATCCATCATCTATAAATCCAAAAAACATATCCTCTTCTAATTGACGGATCTCTTTGCCATACATTTCCAAGGAAATATTACCACCAATCAAATCTTTGAAATAGAGTTGGGTTGTAAGCCATGCAAAAAGCACCAGTGTCATTACCAAATCATCATGGTGTCCCACTTCTGCTTCATATGTATTCTTTTTTGAAACAAAAGAGAATAATTCTTTGACTAAATCATAATCTTCGATTATCAGTTTATCCTGTTCAACCAAGCCTTTAAGGGTTGTGCAGCCTACCCGCTTTACTACTTCGGTTGTCTTCACACCCCTCTGCTGGTTCTGTGCATTGAAACCGCCGTCCAACACCTGTCCCTTGCGCCCCTTTACCGAGGTGTTCATCAAGCCGTCGTATTCAAACTCTTCATGGATAATGTCTGCCACCTGTCCTCCAATATCATTCAGTTCAACCAGAACCATAGCATTGTTGAACTGCCGAGCCGCCAAGACAATGGCTGTGGGATACATTGCAGGAGGCAGGATGTTGTTCCGAAAGGTTGCAACCACCCGATAGGGAGCCTGCGTCATGTCTATAACTGTGAAGGCATGGTAGTCGTTGCCTGTTCCACGGGAGGTATCGGCTATAAGGATATAATTATGGTCTTTCTTTGGCTTCTCGTATACCTTGAATCCTTCTTCATTCTTATGAATAGGATTGACGAAGGTAAGGGTCTTTAGTTTACGAGGCGATATAAGGGTATGGACAGAGCCAACGAAATCGCATTCGAACTCTGTACGGAACTGCTCTTCAGAGGTGTTCTTGATGGTCTGCTGCTTCCATGCCTCATCACGACCAGGAACCTCGTCCCAAAACACCTCTACAGGAACATACTCGTTTCGCCCGTTGACTGCATCTGTCCATAACTTGTAGTACATATTCATGCCCTTGGGGGTGGACACAATGATGACTTTAGTGTTTTTACCTGACGAGATGGTTGGATATACAGACGAGAAGAACTCATCGGCTATATTGAAAGGAACATAGGCAAACTCGTCAAGAAGAATAAGGTTGAACGAATTACCACGAACAGCGGATGAAGAGGTCGCAGCAGCAAGAATCTTGGAGCCATTCTCCAACTCAATTGAACCTTTGTTCCAACTCAAGACTCCCTGCTGTATCCACTTTGGAAGATACTCATATGCCAACTTTAGGCGGTGCAGTAGTTCACGGGCAGTAGCCAATTTATTTGCAAGAATAGCAACATTCTGATTAGGATTGAAGAGAACCGCATGGAGGATATAGGCAATAACCGTGGTGGACTTTCCGCTCTGACGGGGGAACTTTGATATCGTAAAGCGGTTGGCGTGAATGGTATTGACAAATTTCTCCTGGAAATCATAGAGTTCAAATGGCACAAGACCGTCATTGAGGTTCACGATTTTTACATAGTTCTTGATGAAATATACTGGGTCTTGAGAGCATCGGAGATATTCACCGATTTGCTCCTCTGTGAACTCTACAGGAACATTTGCTCCCTTGAGGTTTGGGTTTCCGAGATATGCACCTTTATCCTGTTTGTCCGTCATCATTTTCCTCTACATTCTCTATCACTTCAGCCTCAACAACTTTGGCATCCATCAGTTCTTTATAACGCTCTTTGACTATTGCCTGTAGATCACGGGTACTACCGACAAATATAGAGTTATTGGTGATGCTTGTGGCTTTTTGAGCCGTGCTATCTCCACCCTGTATTTCCTTTACCTTCTTGTGGATTTCAAGCAAGTCTTTATTTACATCGGCAACAGCCTTTATTAGTTGTGCTGCTACCTCATAGGCTCGGGGAGAATCACTTTCCTTTGCAACGGTCAGAACAGAATCTATTGCATCTGCACCTGTCATCAGAATTTCACGAAGGTTCTTGCGAACCGTGATATAGTCTTTCTTCAAATCAATATCATCAATAGGCTTGCCCAATTCAATAGCAGCCACATCTGGAGATAGTTTTTTAATTCCTGTTTCCGGAGTGAATGGTATATCTAAACGATTTGATATTTTTTCTTCTTGTGGTAAATCTTCTTCCATAATAATTCCTTCACTATCCAAATATTTCATCATCAGTTGCAGTTGCTCCAAATATTTCTACATAATAGCCATATGCAGTTGCTCCTGTACCAATTCCACCTGTTCCTGATGTTGCTCCAACAACAACTGTTTCAAGTCTGGAGCCAGTGTTCCCATAATCAAAAAATTCACTTATAGCCCTTGTAATTATGGCTCCATTTTTACTAGGGCCATACAAATAACCACGAAGACTAAAATTTAGAGTCCATATGAGTATTTTATGTTCTGCTCCATCATCTGCTTCTCCTTCATATTCTATGCTTTGTTCATATGAATCCAAAACAATTGGAATATCTACTTTTTTAGCAAAACTACCCAAATCTAAAGTGATTGTAAAATCTGGCGCAAAATAAGGGAGAATTTGTTCTATTATCTGTAAACCATCTTCCATTTTTCTAGCCATAATATGAACAGAAAAATTAAAATTATATGGTACTTCTGCATATGCATATGTGTATGAATTCACATTTGCTGAAGGTTGATAGACCTTATGCATAGTATTTCTTTTTCTTGAAGCATCGTAACCCAAGTTTGATAGTTCAAAAGACATACGAGGCATATAAGAAAATGCTATGTCTGGATTATTTTCATCGCTCTGTAGAACAGGAAATTCTTGCAATCTACGAATATATTTGTCTTTTTGTGAATAAGAAAGAGGAACACGAAACCTCGAATTATCTCCATCTTGATTCTGTCTATTGATATAGATGTTATTAAAGATAGTACCAAAAGCAACAACATATTTTCTTATTGTATTGTGATAAAAATATCCAAACATCAGTAATTACCCTCACTAAAAGGATCAACTTCAGAAAAATCAATAATAGTTCGGCTCTCTTTTCTTATTTGATCGTTTGTTGCAAATGGATTAACAGTTACATAATCCATAGTATTTCCTAGATCGGAATTAACAACAGCCTGTGCACCAGACTCGCTTCCCTTTATCACAGAACTTATCACAGAGGCTACATCGCCTTCAATGTCTTTCAGATACATCTTGTTTGGTGTCAATTCACTCCAATTAGTTACTATTCCAGAGAAAGTTGCAGTATCAAGTGTTGTTCCAACATATACTGTTTCATTGACAAGGAATTCACCAGTAATACCTCCAGTAAGACCAATATAGGTGAGAAGATCTTTGGAGTTAGTTTCTATGGAATCAATATTTTCCATACCAGTATCAATTTCTTCTTGATTGTGCTGATATGTCTGTGCAGTGAGTTCATATGTGAAGTTTTTGTTTCCTTGATAAAAAGGAACTTCGCTTTCAACAAATTCTATTTCATATATTTCATAAGTGATTGGAGAATAAATCAAATCTCCTTCTCTTGGTCTTTTTATATCAGGAAACGCTGCTGTTACTACTTCTTCAAATCTCTTTTTTGAAACCACGACTGTTAGGCGATCTTTTAGTTCTAAACCAAATCTAGAAAAAAGTTCTCCTCCATTATGCTGTTCATAACTTTTTAGATACATTTCTAAAATTGCACTATCTTTAAACTTCGAATTTCTATCCTCTCCAAACAAATAATCTCTATCAAAAGCCTCACGGGTGATATAGACATAATCATCGCCAGTTACTTTGATGGACTCTATTATCAATTCTTCCATCAATGCTGGTTCGCTAGATTGGTATTTGAAATAGGGATTCTTTGCCATCTATTATCCAACCATAAAATCGGGTGGTAATTCGTATTTTTGTTGAACTTGTTCTTCAATTTTATCTATTTGAATTTGTGCATCATCGTGTATTTTTTGTGCATCAAACTGAACCCCACCTGGAAGGGCAACATTAGCAAATTTAATTAAATTTTGCCCCCATTGTCTTTTAATGAGATTAGTTAGATACTCTTTTAGAAGCCTATCGTTATATATTTCTGTATAGGTGTTTGGATTGAGAACAACATATGCTTCAATCATAATATAATCACCTATTTTTAGCATTTCTGACCAATTCATTTCCAATCGAAGTCTGTTCGTAACTCTACTAAAAACTAATGCTTTCTCTGGCTCCAAATATTGTTGAATGAGTGAAATATATTGTTGAGCAATGTCATAATATGACAGATTGAAATTTCCATTTCTTAAACCAAAATAATCTTGCAAATGCATTTGATATCTGGCGCTGAAGAAGTTTGTTGCGGAAACTCCGCTTTCACTAAAAGGAAGGACTCGATTGACTGTGATTATATTTGGGCTTATAGAATCTGTGTTGATGTATTTGTTAGTAATATCTTGTGCTGTAATCTGATATGGAAAATACATTCTTTCGACACCATCAAAATGGTATTCAGAAAAGAATTGTAGAGCGTCATCCAGACGATCCTCTACTTGACCGTCATCTACATTTATTTTAATTACAGGATAGCCCAAACGCCGTAGACAGTAATCTTTAAGAGTTTGCCTTGAATTTGGTTGACCCATTTATCCCCCTATTCCTTTTTTCTAACTTATGTATAAGGGGTATAAGATAGAAATCTTTAACTGACCGCTTGATCGGACACAAAGAGAAATTCTATCAGTTTAAAAGCCTGGAGAGGCATAGCAATATCACCAAGTTTGTCGATATTAATTGGTTCCCAATCCAATTCAACCTCTTGTTTTAAGAATTCTGCCAAATCTTGTTCATAAAATGGCTTTTTATCGTCTTCCATATTATATTTGCCATCAGAATCCTTTGATCCATAGAAAGACAACAATTCTTCTTGTTTATTTGCAATTACAAGATATTGTAGATTTATTTGATCTATTAACTTTCTTGCTGCAACAATTTTATCTAGTGCAAAAAATTGCTGTGCTAATATCTGAAGGGCTGGGTGTGCATCGAAAAGAGTCTGTAGTGTTACTTTCATTTTTCCTCACATTCTGTAAATTGTTTTATCCTGCGGTGATTCTGAAAAATTATCAGAGAAAATTATATCTTCTAGCGATCCCGTGACCCCATATGCTTGTGCATTAGTCATGGCATCAATATGTCTAATGGTAGTTAGTCCAAATGCAAAAGTCTTGTTTGTATTTCCAATAGAGCCGCTTGTTACTCCTTTAAAGGCATATTCATAATCTTGACTCTCGTAGGAGAGAACTTCTTTTGGCAATCTTCCTTTATAGATTAAACTACCTTCAATTCTTCCTTTATAACCAAAGTTAGAATCAGTAAAATCTCCACCACCAAGTGTTATGGGATTGATTGGAACAACTTGTATTTCTGGTGATCCTATTCTTTGTCCCCATTCTTGCCATTGATTTCCAAAGGCATAGATTTCTCCATTTGGTGAACCAGACATTCTTATTTTACCAGAATCACGAACTTCCCAATTTTTAAATTCTGGAGTAAGCAAAGAAAGAACATTAATATCCGTCCATCCCCAAGTTCTATACCAATTTGGCCCGTAAGAATATGGTTTTGCTCCAGTAACTCCGGCAGCAATAAGAGCATTTCCATCTATAGTTAAGAATTTAGCCAATTCTTGTGGAGTGCTATATTGATATCTAAAATACTCAAAAAACTTATCAGGGCCCCCGATTTGAGGATCTGATGGAGAAGGCTGTTCCACTTTAAGTTGTTCATTGACAGTTTGCCAATCTGCAAATCCATAAGCATCATATCCATATAGTCCTGCATCAAGGCACATACATCTGTGTTCCAGATTTTCTGCACCAGGAATTTCAGTATAAATTAAAGAAGCAGAGAATCCAGGAATATCAGAAATCTTATTATAATTGTCAATTAAGTTGTTTACCATAGCAACACCGTCGTAGTCTCCATTCACAGTACCATCCCATGCCTGACCTGTGACAAGAGAAACAACAGAATTACTCAATGTTAAAGTTGAAGTAATGGCATTTTTAAAATTTATTCCTGCTGTAAAACTACCACAATATTTAATCATGGCATATGTAAACAGAACAGATTCTTCTCCACCCATAAGTGGAATATCGGATTCATTTAACAGTTCTTTATAATTGTCCAAATCTGTCTTATCAATAAATCCATTGAATATTGGAATATTAGACAGATACCCTCCATTACCAGAAGGATCATAAATCCAATAAGGAAAACCAAGACCATCTAATCTTGTTTTTACGGCTACTTCATCATCAATTCTATCTCCATATAATTCAACGAAAGCGGAGCCTATTCCTGTTACTCCATTTTGACCAAACCAAAGTGATCCGATATCAAATGTAAATCCTAGACCTTGAAAATCTCTATCACATTTTCTAAATGTACAATCACAAGGAGTATAACTTGTTCTCTTGTAATTTTGTGGTCTTCCAACAAGAGATCCTTTTTCAGATTGTAGGTCTATGGTTCTAGCCTTTACAAAATTAAAGTCCCACGGATTAACACAAATACCAGCAGTTCTTCCAAGAATATCTCTGGTTAAAAAATTCGAAACCATATGGAATGCAGCCTGATTCAACGCTAAAAATCCATTATACTCCGAAGAGTATTGGGTAGACCATGTTATACCCGACTCGAATACAGGAAAACGAGCAGTAAAATTTCTAGCGGGAATGTCCCCAAAATCTCCTCCTGTACTCATACATTCTCCTAATCCGGAATAAACTCATTTGTTGCAAATGTATCTGTTGGGAAAGAACCTCTTAATCCAGACCAACCATATACAAAGAATTCTCCATATTTTTTACTATTGTATCTAGAGATAGTATTATCAGCAACTATCATAGAATCGGAACAAGATGCAAATCCAGAACCAGCATTAAATTCAGATATTGTGCTATTGCATTCGTGATAAAGAATATGAATACCATGTGTGGGATTACTATTAATCTGTGGCACTGCTTTGGGTAAAGGAGGCCCAAATCCTTCTGGTGTTATAATAGTCACATTGTAAAGATGAGGAGGCAATGTAGACCATATTCCATAGTAGTCTGTTGAACTTGCAGGATTTAAGAACAAATTGTTGTCTATCAGTTCTCTTCTATAATTCGCCCAATTAGCAGAATTTGCTCCAGCAGATATGAGAGATGTGTTCTCTGCAAGTAGTCCATCTCCATCATTTGATCTACTTATAAATTCATAACATTTTGCAGTAGATTTCGTTGTTGCGTATAATCCATGAGAACCATTCCAAATACTACGACTTCTATGGCAAATAAGAATACTGTTATTTGCAACACAATATCCTATTCCTGTATTGAATTCAGAGAAAGAATTAATGGCTCTCATATATGAATTAAAATCAACAACATAACCGTGCTTATGGCTAGAAACGGACATACTGTTTGAGCAATCCATAGAAGAATTTGCTATTGCAAGATAGTTTCCCTTTTTTGATCCAGAACTAACGGTTCTTTGAGCATTGACATGGGATTTAAGACTACTCTCTATTCCTACTCCATTTGCAGTAACAATTGCTCCTGGATCTATCGGTAGCATTATATCTCTATTAAATGTATTATTACTATCTTTTAGATCTGCTAACAGATTGATAAGAGACTGATTTCTTGCTGATATACCACAAGAAAAACTAGAAACACCAATATTTGATGCATTTATAACAGATTCTCCATTAGCCATAAGACCATAGAATCTAGAAGATTCTGTTTTATTCATACCAACCAAACAAACATCTTTTAGAAATCCTAATTTTGTTTTATTTGTGACAGTTATTCCACTCTTACCAAAACGAAGAATTGATTTGAAACATTTTGCTCTTATATTTGTAGATTCGGGTGAGTCAATGAAATTAATTGGTGGGCCATTGTCCAAATCAACTCTATCTTTCGATATGATATTATCATTGACTGTTGTTTGACCATTTGTAATATATCCTAGAGAATAACGATCAAATATCGCATCTCCAAACAGACCAAGCCCTGCACCAGAACCTTGTCTTACTTGCATAAAATTTACTAGTCCAGAATACCAAACACTACCCATTGATCCACGGAGAGTGTAGGCTAGTGTGTTTCCAACATCTCTACCGCCGGAGGTAACACCGCTTTCTTCAAAGAGATACACTGTTTGATCTATATCACTCAAATTTTTAGTAGCACTTCTCTCATTTGAGAAAGCACCTTTACTTCCACCGGATACTCCTGTGAATATAGTATTGGGATTTGCAATATATTTTGGATACTTATCTCCAAATAAAAGATGATATCCATTAATATCAGTTGTGTCTTTTAGACTTGGAATATCGTTTCCGATTGTACCTATAGGATTTGTGACATATCTTTGTTTATACCAACCTTGTGGAGTAATATATCCACAGAAGAAAGGGCTTTGATTTCCTTTCTTTTCAAAACGATCTAAACGAAGACCATAGAACGAACTGTTTTCATTATACCAAGTATTAATTCGCTTTATTAAGATTGGCTGATACATTTGCCCATTTATTGGTGGATAGATGTTATAGTATCTTAATAAGATTGATATTTTTTCTTTATTTGCATATTCTTGAGGATATGATTGAGTATCTATTTCTGTGTTTGGAGTTCCACCAACTGGTGGTCTTACTGCTCCTGATTCAAAAGGGCCATATCCATATCCAGGATGGTTGTCTTCATCCCACGGTGGGACTCCATTGAGTAGTTTTGCACCAGCCAAAAGAAAATCTCTTATTTTCTTTGCAGCAGTGGAAATCTGTTTGGTTGTTATAAGAGCATCATTTGACTTTGCAAAATACCAAGGAATGTCTGCATCTATTCTTAAGTCTCTAGAAATCTTTTGATACAAATAGGGAGCAATAACACTTGCAATATAATTTCTCTTTTCACCTCTTAATGCTGGATTATTCCATAGTCTCAATACATTATCTTCTGCAAGACCTGTAAATGGATTAATAACTCTACCATTGATTTCATCAATAGGATATTTGTATCCCCTTAAGAGGATATCAATGATTTCTAATTGTTGCACAATATCAGAGAAATAAAATTGTTCATATTCTTTACCTGCTAGAGTTTCTGTTCCAACCGAAGAAAGCATTGCTGCTCCATAGAATATCGGAGGAATTGTGTTGCTATTAAATCTTGCTTCTAGCGGAGAATTTCCAGGGCCACCAGCATAAGTAAATAATGCATCCCCACCTTTTGTGCCAAGTGTGTTCCAATATGGAACTTCATTAAGCCTTTTATGGGTATGATTGTTGCTCTTTATGTGAACTGTAACTAATCCTATTTTCAAGTCTAAAGGATCAAATATTTCTGTAGATAGATTGGCATAGTTTCCAGTATGTTCCATCGAAGGGCCAATATCTACCACTTCATGGACACCCAATATCATATCACATCTTAGTGCTTCTACATAATTATTATTTGTTGTTATTGTTCTTGATGTGGGGCTACTTATGTTGTTTCTAACCCAGAAATGAGATGGATCTTTCTTCTTTATCTTCAAATGGTCATAAATTCCCAAATAATTTCCAATAGAAATTTTATCGTGATTTGTGACTAATACTTGGCAATAAAACCCATCTCTATCGCTTGCCTTATCAAAATAACTAATTGCTATAACTTCGTGATCTGTTGGCTTTTTGCCTTTGATCTTTACTCTTCTAGCAGAGTCAAAATCAATAGTTATCTCTTCCTCTTCAAAATATTTTTTATTGCTTCCATCAGGCATTGATTCCATTTCGCCTATATTGATGGTTACAAAATTATTCTTTCCTATTTGTTTATTTCTAATGATACTAACAGCCTTGCCAAGAGTTCTGAAAGGCTCTTCTTGACTGCCATTTCCTGTTGTATCATTTCCTCTAGTGGCAACAAAGATATCCATATTCTCATTAATAAATGGAACATCATCTGGATCTTCAAAAAATTGAAGGTTATTAGGCATACACTATCTCCAAGTAATCAATATGTAGGATATCCATTTTCACTCTCTTCATCGTTTGTTCCCATAGATTGGGATGGGGTGCTAGAACTATTAAGTATTGCCGCTGCTTCTAGCGTAACTCCTACTGTGGTTGTCAGTGCTCCTGTTTCTGGATCTTTTCTTCCCAAATTCAGAATATATGGAGCATTGTTAATATAACCAATTTGAGCAACAGGATCATACAATTCTGCTGCTGACAAGAAATCTTCAGAAGAATATCTTAAACGGTATCTTGCATCTCTTGGATCTAGTGCTCCTTGATTTCCCATCAGTCCTGTTTCCGAAAGACTTTGATCCAAAATTACCAATTCACTACCATTTTTATTACCAGCATATCCTATAAGAGTTGCTGGTTTGTCTAAAGGAGATGCAGTAAATCCTGGATAAAGAGGCTGAATTCTTACACCAGTACGAATATCATAGTATCCAAAATTTGCTATTCTACCAGCAAATGCTATCTTCGCAGAATCTCTTATTTCTACATCATAATTTGGAACAACAAGCGATAGTGGTCTTCTTGGATCTTGATAATCTGTCAATTGAGAAACACAAATGGTATTCAAGAGAAGAGAGGATGAATCTGAAGTACAAGCAATGATATCTGTTTGTAGGAAGAATTCTTGTTCTGCTGTTCCGCTTGCTCCTGATAGTATTTCGTCTATTGTGTTTGCTGGTGTACAAGATGGTATATTTGTTCCACCACCAGCAGGAGCACCTGGTAAATTACTACGAAGACCACATCCAGGCAAATATCCCTTGCAAGCAAGTATCTTGCCGATAGTAAGACCAGAATTTTCTCCATATTCTAGAGCCAACGCTTGTGTTATTGTTTCATATCTTGCTTTTGATACAGGTATTTGTGCAGTAAGTCCAGTGGAATCTGAATAAGGTATGCAAAATGATACTAACTGTGTATTTTGTGGTAGAATATCATTCAGAACAGCATTGGTATTTCCTCCACCAAATGTTATCTCGTATTGGGCATTATCACAATATCTGTATGCAGCATCACAAGTCAATCCTGCCGAAGAACCTCTCAAGCAAAAACCAATTGCCTGTGAATATATGCAATCAACATCTTTAAGTCTTCCTAGTTCTCCACCAATTCTTGAATTGTTGTATGTCTCAAAGAAAGATGCATTAACAAAGGAATCGGTTGAAGATGCTAATCCTGCAATACCATTAAATCTTGCTTGTGATATATTTGTTGGATTCTCAAATCCATAGTACACATCAGAATAACCATAGTATAAATCCCAATCAATTGGTTCTTTTGAAGAATCACCACATACTATCATAGAAGAGTCATTTGCTACGATTCCGTCTTTTTTATTACTTGAAGATATAACATCAAATGCTCGTATCTCTCCGGAAGAGAAAGCATGAATTCCATTTCCATAATTATAGCAGGCTCTTCCAGAGTTTATTGTCAACAGACTTCCATTTGAACAGAAAAAACCATCCGAAGCATTAAAGCAAGAGAAGGCAGAATCAGCATTTATGAAACTCTTTCCTACTGACACTATGCCATATTTTCTTGAACAAGTTGAAACAGCAGCATAAGCATTGATATATGAATTCTCTGCACAATAATAGTTTGCAAATCTATTGCCAGATGCAACTGATCTTGGAGCATTTATATTAGAATGATTTCTTGCTTCAAATCCTGTATAGTTACAACAAGAAAAAGCACCAACTTCTCTAAAGACTTCTGGATCAGAGAACTTCTCTGCTATGATGTTAACGGTTGACTTATTGTTTGCAAATATACCAGCACCATTTTGAAAACCAACAATAGCGACTTGGTGTATATTTACAGAAGAACTATTATCTACTCTTATTCCGTGGCTTTGAGTTTTTGATGTTGCCTTTGAAAGAATAAGTATATTTTTTATTTCTGGTGGTTTATTTGCATTGAGGATAACAAATCCATCTCTCTCACATTCTATTATAGTTTTGAATCCCTTTGCACGGAAATCGTTTGTATCACGATAGTTTCTAATTGTTAGATTATCACCTGTTGTTTTAGCCAATCTATCATATGCTTCCCAAACATCACCAACACCAAATGATCCTAATGATGTTACGAACATTCCTGTTAAGCCTTGAGCATTTCTTTCAATAGCAGATAGTCCTGCTAAAACTTTACCTGTTCCTTCATTGAAGAAAGTGATGTATGCAGCCTGACCAGATCCTGATTTGATTCCATAACCAAAATCAGAAGGGTTTCTATAACCGGGAATAGATCCCGCATCTTCTCCACCAGAAGAACCAGAAGAAAGACCACTAAAGAATAGAGGATCTTCTAGAACAGTCGAAGAACCATAACCCTGTTCATATCTTCCAACAATTCCTTGTGGAGTAAGATATGCTCTTCTTGTGAAAGAAATTGTATACTCTTCTAATCCTATTGAATAGGTGGGATTATAGTTATTGATATGTACGGTGACATAATCGACTTTATTTCCTGGATTTGGAACATCTAATTTTTGATCGTTGAGTCTATTCTTTCTATCATCTAGATCTATTTTATCTACTATTCTGTGAGTACCAACGATAAGAGATGCTCTCAACTTTTCAGCAGTAACAGGATAAGGAGTAGCAAATAATCTACCATTGACTTCATCTCTGAACTGATAATATGATGGATTGAGGTACTTTTGATAGCGGTTATCATATACTGCAAGATATTCACCGATCTTTAGGCTGTTTCCATTAGTGATGATAAATTGTGCAAAATATCCCCAATTTGATGCAGTAGCAGCATTAAAATAACGATCTCCGCTTATGCCCAAGTTACCATGTTGAACAGAATCATAGTAAGAAACTCCTAATATGGAGTGATCGCTTGGTGGAACACCTTCTATAACAAGTTTGTCGGCAACGGGATGGTCTATTACAACAGGAGCATCAAATTGATGATATGTTGGAGATTGTCTTGCATCACCAGTGAATCCATTTATCGCTGTAAATTTCAAAACTATCTTTACAGAATCGTCAATGAATTGATCGTTTAGTTCATTGAGTGCCTGTTGTATTTGAATGTCTGCTGGAGTATCAAGTGTTATTGTTTTGTAAGGGATGGGAACAGAAGACCCAGATGATAGTTTTTTGTAAAAACTACCATCTATGTTCACATCAAAATTATATCCTGCTGTGTATCCCATTTTTTCTCCAAATCAGTAGACAAACTTCACATTATTTATTGTCAATTTATTTGCCTTGAACTGTGCTCCAGTTTCTGTTGAAAGATAATATGCATATTTATAATTTGTTCCTGTTGCTCCTGCATATGTTTGTGCCGCCACAGAAGCAAAGAAAGGAACCTTTACTTTTTTGCTATTGGATTGAGAATAGTGTGGAATTGTCAGGGTGTCTAGTATATCCAATCCATTTGTGCCAGAATAACCTATAATATTTACATTCACTGTTCCGTCAAGAGATCCAGATGGCTCTATCTCAAGAGTGCCATTCAGATGCAATATTCCTTTTCTACCGATAGGAATATCGGATGTTGTTCCAAGATAGTAAACAACAGAAGGTGGACGAGGTGAGCCATTTTTATGGCTTCTTTGTGTTATATCAATAGAAATATTGGAACCAGATGGAGGACTTGTTTTGAATGTCGGTATTCCATCTGCATCTACTGATTGAACAGTTATAATATCATTTGCGATAACATCAGTTGGAACAATGACATCATTTAGATTTGAGAGTGAATTTTCAATAAATCTCCAAAGACTTCCGTCATATCTGATTATATCTCCAGAAGATGCAGTTAGCCCTTTTTCGACATTTGTCAAATTTTCAACATTAACATCAACAAGAGAAAATTCTGTTTCTGCTTTTGCTCTTATTATCCAATGTGCAACAGAATATGGCTGCATATTATTGTGAGGAGAATTTCCTCCAACTGTATTTGTCTTATATGATGGAGCAATAAAACCATCTGATGGTTTTGTTGTAGTTGTTGTAGAAGTTCCATCATAGTCAAAATTAGGAGTTCCTACTCTATTATCACTTCCCCACCAATGGTCAACTCCATCTTGATTTGTTATTGCTGGCTTGTGATTGTGTGCTGGCATTTCTGGAACGCTCAACAGGTGAAGTTCCTCTCCTCCATATTCGCCAATCAATCTTGTACTCAATCCATCTGCTTTTCCAGCACCGACAACAGTTCTTCCACGGAAATCTGGTAATTTAAATCTTCCATCTTCTACTGGCCCGTAAATAGATCCCAATAATCTGAAAAGATCAGGATAAGAATCTATACTAACATATGATCCATCACACAAAAGCCAATTTCTAGGTATTAGATCTGTATTGCCAACGAATGGGGATAGAGTTCCTACTGGCTGTATACCACTTACATTCATATACCCTCTGTAAGATCCACCATTAACAACACCAGGTGTTCCTAATATAAGATAACCATTATCTACTTTCTGTGCTACTGCTATTCTTGTTGTACCTAGTGCAGCAGGAGGTGATGATTTTACAGTTCCAGGAATAGACTCACTCAAAAACCAAATTTCACCAACAGATGCAGAATCCATGCCTTCTGGCATCTCTGAAGAGAATCCTTGAGTTATTACGGTATATCGACCATTGCTAACATCACTAACAACTCCTAATATAACTGATAGTGCTCTATTTGATGCATCGGCTCTTACTATAGAGCCATCTGATTTATATGCAACTACTGTTCCTCTTTTTATGCCGGATTCAGCAACTGATACTGTTACTTCAAGTTTATTTACAGGCTTGAGGTATACTTCAAATGGATTGTTTCCGAAAATTCTAGTTGTAGACATTTTATGCTCCGATCAAGTCATACCAACAAGTCTTGAAGATATTGTTCCAGAAAAACCAGACGCATCTAGACAATATACCGTTTCAAAATATCTATGGTATGTTGAAGACATTGAATCTGTATCTCGAAATACCGAGATTGAGTCTTTCATTATCTTTTGTGGATCTGTATCTCCGCTTGCGGCACTAACTCCAGAGACAAGAATATCTATAGCCTCTATTACTCTTGGTGTTTCTGCAAGTGGAACTTGTAAATTCACTCCTCCAAATATTTTCGGCCCAGAAGAGCCTGTAAATATTGGATAGTATCCTCCGTTTGCTATGACTACATTTTGGAAGAATCTATTAGCCTCTGTCTTCTCGCTACTCGGTGATTTCTTCTCATAAGGCTTGGGGGATATTCCCTTTGAAAGTTGTAGTCCTGTAATAAACAGAGAGAATCCTGTTGGTATTGTTCCCAATTCAATATAGGGAGCAATAAATGATGAGTTCCAGCCAGTTGCTCCAGAATAATTCAAAGATTCAGAAGAAAATGCCATTTGGTATCTTTGATATGTATTTCCAAGAGTAACGAAATATGCTGTAGATCCAGATATTCCTAATCCATTTGAAAGGAATGCGTGTTTTGATTCTATTATTGCATAGGTTGATCCAGAATTCCAAACAAAAGGAACGCCCGCACTTATTCCAATATTTGTTGAAGAATTTGTTCTAGCATAAAAGGAGAAGTTCAGATCGTGGTTTCCTAGTGACTTGTGATCTGGAACTATAGCATAAAGTCTAGCCTTCGCAGTATTTCCCGCTGCACCTGTGACTTGAGTTAATACTAATTCAAAGTTTGGTGGAGAAGTCATATTTGGAAGAGAAGCACTCAATGGTTGTCTTTTTATACCAATAGTTCTTGATCTGTTCTTTGTGTCAAAGAAGAATCCGTCTGCGACATAGGAAGAAACTAGAATATTATTTTGATAGTCAGCGGGAACACCACTGTATGTGATTCCAAACGGATATTGATTTCTAGTTGTTTGGTTAAAGGTTATTCCTTTATAGAGAGCACTATCAAATCCATTGTATGTCTTACCGGCAGCATCCAATCTTGTCCAGAGATCAAATCCAGAGTTTATAATCTTATTTCTTCCTGATATTTCACCAAGAATATCAAAGTTATTTATTTCGCTAGTGTCTCTGTCATAATAAACTGGTTGGAGATCAGCAGAAGTTACTGCCTGTGTTAGACCCAATCCCTGATATGGCTGGAATAAACCAACTCTCTTTCCATCCATCAATCCAAGATAGATGAAAACAGGCTTGGCAACATTTGCTCCAGAATTATAGAATAATTCTGGATCAAAGAGATTTGATGGAGCATATGTCACACCACCATAGCAAGAACTATCGTTTCCACTCATAGTTCCACCAAGATAGAACAGATATCCAGCGGTAAGACCTAAAGATGAGATCTTGTCATAACCAGTAGCACCGGTTCCTGCCTCTGGAATTTCAAATATACCTTGTCGTACTATTACACCAAAATCAACAGAAGTGACCGTTATTCCTTGAGAAGCACTGATACCGATGAAATCTTCATCTGCACTTCCAAACAGAGTAGCACCACCAACAAATATTGTTCCAGTATTCTTTGTAAATGATCCTGCTGTTATACCTGTTGGGAAAGAATCAACAAATATTTTGATTCCGCTTATGCCATTTGCTGGCAAATTTTCATAAACATAACCACGAACAGTAAATCCATTTCCTTTAATTACAACATTTTCATTAATGGAGAATAGAGATGTAGAATAAGTTGCTCCAACAAGAGTCCTTACTGGAACTTGTAGTATGAAATCATCGGATGTGACTTTTTCAAGAATACCAACAACTTCTGCATCTTTATATCCGTCAAAGGGACTCGCATCCCATCTTGCTCTTTTGTATTGACCAAATTCATTAAAAGTCAGAACTGTTCCTGGCTTAAATGAAGAAGTAGATTCAGAGAATAGTCCACCATCAGCCGTTGCCTGTATTCTGACTATATCACGATTTTGCCAACTGTGATGGAGGGTTTGTTTTTCTCTTGTTCCTGGTATACTGAATTTTGCTGCTTCAGTTTTGAAACTTCCATCTCCACCAGTTCCAGAGTAGATAGAACCTATTTTTACTTCTGAATTGGTGTATAGTTCTAGAGAATCAAATTCTGTAACACCCTCTCTCTTTATTTTCAGAGAACCCACTCCAGCACCGGTTACAGATTGATATATCTTCCATCCAAGTGGTAGAGTCGAAGAGTCCTGACCAGATGTACGAAGAGCAATGTATGGGGCACTGCCACTCACTCCTATAAATTTGAAGGCTCCACTTGGAGAAACAAAAGATTTAGAAGTTTGTATATTTTCTGATAGTAAGAATGAATAGTAACCCGTTCCTCCATCGCTGCTGTTGTAGACGATATACTTATCTCCTGATGCTCCTTTTATTACAAATCCAGAACCAGAACCTCCAGCAAGACCTATATTTGAAGTCAATCCACCAATCCAAGAAGGATTGTCTGTGTTTCCTGCCGAGGCTAGGAAAAGTAATTTATCATCAATATGCAATTGAGATGAGTTTAGAACAACTTGAGATCCATCAAAGAAAATATCATTACGGAAACGGTGTTTTCCATCAATATTATATGGCAGAGAATCTTTTGCAAAGACCTTTAATGGTCTGAAAACATTATCTCCTCTAGATCCAGATGCACCTATTGTGACGAAATCATCATCTGCAACAGAAACTGTTGCACCACTTGAGCCAAGAAAAGAAGATGCGGATTGTAAACCTTGATAATTCAATCTCAAGGCAAATGTATTTCCTTCCCATTCTGATCCAACAGTAGAATTTGGATTAGCAAGAGATATTATTCCCAATCCATATCCATGACCAGCAGTAGAAGCCAAATTTAATTGAAATACTTCTTGTGTCGAAGGAACAACTTGTCTTTTGTGTATAATTCCACCTGTTGCTTGAACATCATATAATTTAATTTGATTTACAACAGAAATGGTATCATTGACTCTAATATAGAGGTCTAAAAAGGTATTGCTGAGGGTTATTCCTGGTATTGTATGGAGTGATTGGCTCATCTTTATCCTTTACCGCCGCTTTCGTTTTTTGTTTCCAAAGCGGTTATTTTATTCATTAATTCTTTGATAATCGCTTCTAGCGTATTTATGCGTTTATCTAATATGGTTTTTTCTTGTTTATTTTTTAAGAACTCCAAATATCCTACCTCGTCTTCGTTGATGTATAATTTAGATTTATCCATATCATTACCTCATAGAAGAAACAACGCTGAGATTTCTTATTTCTGGGTAAAACTCTATCTTGTTGGTAGAAACATCTGTACTATTAGATGTAGTTATAACCTTTACACAGAAAGAAATGAAATTCTTTGAATTTGGAGAAAGATCCAATTCGAATACTTGTTCTGTGAATTTATCTTTTGATATTGCACTGGAACCTAAAATTTTCTGCATTTCAATGTAGGGTTGGCTATCAAAGTCCAAATCGCCTTCGTAGAGAACCTTTGCATACAATTTGATATCAATATCTGTTGGAACAACAGCATCAAAAGTTGTTCGCAAAACATTTGCTGGTAATTTCAAATCAGTTCTTCTTGAAATATACTTCATCAAAGAGCCATTAGAACCAGCAAAACTCTTTGTTTCTGATCCATTTTGCATAATATCTGTTGTCTTTGAAATATGATTTTTAATCAATAATATTCCAAGTTTTCTAATATCGACAATCGAAGAAACATCTGTTCTTGATGTTGCTACTCTTACTCTTAATTGTGTTGATGATGTGTCAAAGATATCAGATCCTTCTATATCAGTATTTGATGATATATCAACTATGTCTTCATTTGCTAGAGCATAGTCAACATCTCCTGTAGTGAGTCTCCAGTTGTTGTTTGCAAAATAAATCATGTCGTAAGATATTTCTTTATTCAAAGGAGAGAACAGTGGCAATCTTGGTATGAAATATCTCTCTGTTATTGATGATGTTTTGAATGATTTCCTCTTGATATAGAATCTTAAGCAAGAGTTGAAATCTTCTGCCTGTGAGAAGAGGCTTCCGGCAAACAAACCGTTAGTCCCAAATACAGATGTAGCCAATATATCTTCATCTTCTTCTGATGCATCAGTGTCTACACGGATAAGTCCTTTTTGTGAAATATGAACTTTGTATAGATTCGAATTGGTTTTCAATAGTATTGAATATTCTCCAGAAGAAAGATATATTGGTCTATTGAATGTAAATTCAGAATATCCAATAGTTGTTGGTAGTATTTCTGTTCTAGAACCTCTTATTATATTGTGATCGTCTACAACACCGTCTATAATCTTTCTTATCTCTATTGATACTGGTATATTTGTGTCTATATTAGAGAAATAAACTCCAATTCGATCCAAAATAATTCCTTTTGGATGCTCTGTTCCATCTATAAAGAACTTCTGATAAATTCCCGTATTTGATATGTTCTTATTGTATAGAGTCTTTTCGTTCTTTAGAAGAACATCTGTTCTTCCTATAGGATAGAATTCATATTCAACCGTATTGTCATCGCCTTCAGCCAGATCTTTCCAATCTGCTCCATTATTTTGGTAGATTGTCGATGCATATGATGGATTGCTGCTTAAAGTATTCTCTATTATTTTTACTACTTTATTTCCTGTGATATATGCAGCATTTGGAATATAGAGAACAAATTCAACTGTTCCTGCGTCGGAACTAACCAAAGATTGTAGAACTTCGCCATTTAAATCCATTATTCTTGATGGTAAAACAGGAGTGTTGACATTATCAAAGAATACAGAGAAAACAGTGTTTGGTTTCAACCCAAAACCTCTGATTATGATGTAATTTTCCGGAGTAAAGAAACTTAAAGATGAGTCAACATATCTGTTGCTCTTTCTATCAGTCATGCCAAATCCACCATTTCCTATTGTTTTTCTATTAGGAGCAAACAGATCATCATAATTGATGCTTCTTGTGAAGCGAGAAGGTGCATTGTTCGTGATTTCATCCGAGAATCCTTTAGCAACTGCTCTGTCTTTTTCATACGAAGATGGTGGTAGCAATCTATCTCCAAACCAAAGATTCTTCCAGAATCCCCATTGTGTTCCAAATCCATTCAATCTTCCATTCGGCTGAACGGATTGTCCACCAGATTCCCAAGCATCGTTTTGTCCCTTTTGGTTATTTCGTATGACAGGTTTTGAACTTTGGTCTATCCAAAGATGAAATGGTCTGTCTATTGATAGATATCCATGCCATTCATTTGAACCAAAAGAATTAATTGTAGCAACAGTTGTTGCTTGTAGATTCTGAACTAGAGTAACGCCTACATTTTCTTCTGCTGTGAGGAAATAGCCAGATTCTGCGGTTATAGATGTGGGATATCCCAAACTTGGTATAAAATCAAAGAAGTTTGTAGTAAATGGAAGACGAAGAGTTCCTTTGGAAAAATCCATAGAACAGTTGTATTCATCGTTTGAAACATCACCAACATAGTGACCACCGAAATCATCGACAATCATACCTGTTAAGAATTCATTTCTTAAAGCAGCACTTTGAATTTTAGCCTTATTTTCAAGGGTTTGTATTGAAACGGCTTTCTCTAATTCTGAAAGTCTTCCTTGCAGATCATTCAATTCTGGTAGAGTCATTGTTTTTATTAGAGGTTTTCTGATGATAAAATCTTCAGAAGAGACAATAGTACCAGGAACATTAATTTCAGCAATAACACATCCGTCCTTTGGATATTCTGGTGGAACGGGATTCTTCGATGGTTCTCCTTCTAGAAGAACAAATGTACCATCTTCTCTCAATACCAAAAGATCTATTCTTGGTAAATCTAATTTATAACTAGACTCAACCGCAGAAGAAGAATCAGGAGATGGGAACCATCTTGCTCTTAATATTGAAGATTTGCTTACTCCATTTTCTATCAGACCTTCTTCTGTTCGGATCATTCTGTAATCTATAGCATCTGCTAGAGAAATAACCTCTCCTGATATTCTATCCAAGAAATTTGGTATCTCGTAATACTGTAATGTCATCTGATTTCCACTTAAGTCTAGTCCGTGGAAACCACTGATTGGAAGTCCATTGGAATCAAATCCATAAGAATTAACGGTTATTGGGCCATAGAAACCAGGAGCAATTGGTTCGTGTTCAAAGTAACGGAATAGTATTGTGTATTCCTGTTCCGAATTATCAACAGTTATTCCTGGTAAAAGGCTAACACTTGCATGATCGTAACGGTCGTTTCTCTGTCCATCGTCAAATATAAATCTATCTGTTATGTCCGTTCCATTTGAATTGACAATTGATTTTAGTGTATAAACATCAGAGAATCCTAAACTAATGGTAGGATCAAGATATAAATTCTGCACATACGATCCTCTTGCTTCTCTTAATTTTTTCTTTCTATGCGGAATTGGAGTAGAAGAAACCGCTCCAGATGGAGTCGCAGAAGATTTTTCTGGAAATCTGACTTTTGTAATCAGATATGCCTTTCCAGCAGTTGGGATAGTTATTGCAGTTGTATTGTCTTCCGCAGTTGGAGAAAATTCAGATGTACTCAACACTAAAGTGACTTTAGTCTTGCTTTCATTTATTCTCATATGAGGAGTTTTTGATGTTCCACTCTTTAGAGGAATAACTTTTCCATTGACAGAAGCAATAAACATATCTGTGTTTATTGTTGTATTGTTGTCGTTGAATACTCCATCGGGAATATCCATATTGAATTCACAGACAACAGCAGAAATGGGAGAACCATTATTTGAACCAGGTATTGTTGCCGATGATATATCACCTACAAAATCACGGGTTATCATATAGTCCGAATCAAACACAGACCTTATATTAGATCCTCTAGGCATACGATAAACAAGTCTTTTTTTACCGCCAGGAGTAGAATCCATACAAGTTACAGGTGTTGGGCTTTCTATGGTGAATACCTTTTCACCATCTAAAGAAATAGTACAAGCATCAGAGAATAGATTCTCTGTTGCTATTGTTGAAACATAACTCTGAAGTTCATTATAGTATAGGCGGAAAGATGTATCATCATTTTTTTCTATGTCTAGTAAAGTCAAGCAACCTATTTTAATTCCATCGCAATTTACTATTTCAAGTCGTGTTGCTTCATCGGAGAATAATTTTCTTATTTTACCACTACCGAAATAGTTTGTGTTTACTGAAGAGTAATTATTGCCAGAAACACCTGCAAATAATGGAGTTTCAAAATTGCTCTGCACTATAACAGCATCAGAAAGGCACTGATCGTTATATGCTTGATTGAATAGTTTTTTGTTATCTTGACCTTTGGTCAAATTAACAGTTTGTGGTTCTACTATTTCTATGTCCGTACAATTGACAATGGCTCTTCCGCTATTAATATTAAGAGTGGAACCGATAATATCAATAATGAATGGTTTTAGTATTTTATCACCATCACAGTTCTTACTAATAAATATATTAGAATTTGATTGTGATTGTTTTAATATTGGATCTGATGGTCTAGTATTACCATTAATAACATCGACTAATTCTATTACATCAAGGTTTGTATTATCACCAATTTGGATTAAAGATGGGACAATTTTGAGTCTATCTGCTCCAGGTGCTGCAAAGTTATAGAAACCAGCAGAAGGATCATAGAGTGTTGGGTCTTCTTCGGTAGTGACATACTCTGGAGATAACAAAAGACCAATACGGCTATTCTGTAAAGTTGGTGCATAATTTGTGTAAATTCCAGAGCCACTGCTTTGTGTTGATATCTTTAAAACCAAAAGTAATGGTTCTGTTGTAAATACAAAATATCCTTTTCTATAGAAAACTCCAGAATTGAGTCTAGCCAAAAGAGCATCTCCGTAAAGAGATAATCCTGTGTCTGCATTTCTATCAACTGCGGAAAGAGTAGAATAGTCTGGTACTGATAAGAAATTAAAAGTAAATATTGTTTGTTCTAAATTCTCTTCATCTACAACTGTACCAACAAGTGATTGGTCTAGTTCTGGAAGAGGATTAAAATTAAGAGCGGTTGTGAATTCATTTCCAGAACGATATTCAAATAAAGCAGTATAATTATTAGAATAAGAATCGCTAGTTTCTATTATTTCAAGAATTTTTATTTGAGTTACACTATCACCTTCTCCAAATGATATCAATTTATTCTTTAAAAAGTTAGGATTCTCGTCATATTGGAACTTAAGATATTTAACTTTTACGATTTTAAAGTCTCCTCCAAACACAATAGGAGATCTAATGGTCTTATCGCTAACAGATGATAACTGCTTTTGTAATATGGATTGAATTTGTGTCAATTCACGGGACTGAACAGCCCTTCCTGGTCTGAATAGTATTTTGGAATAGTTTTTTGATGGATCAAAATCATCAAAATAAGGTGGTTTGTTTACAATACCTAAATCAGACATCAGTTACCTCAAATCTTAATGAGTATGGATATTCTTTCGGTTTGAACTCTATCTCTAGTTTTAGCCTCTGTATTTTCTATGTAGACTATTTCACCAGAAAGAGGTTCGAATTTAGGAGGACTAATTGATACAATCTGTGCTGAACCGTCATTTGGATCTATTGTTCCTCCAGCAAGTAGTCTGTCAAACGACAGAGATCCAGATGAGCCAGCGGCTATTAGATTATTCAACCCTATAACTCCCGTTAACTCAACATAATGTGAAGCAGAACCACCACTAGCAGTTCTTATTGAGAATACTCTAGAATAGAATTTCTCTGCACTTGTTCCAGCAAGATAGGCAAATCCTTTCTTATAGGTTGACAGTGCATTTGAAAATGATGCTGCTGTTAAACCAACAGTCGTGGTAAGTCTATAAACTTGATTTGATGCATTTGCCGCAAGATATGGAGAAGAAGAAACAACAAATCCAACATCTTTTGATAGTCTTTTGAATTCAGAACCAGCGGCAGGATGCGAATAAAGAGAAATACTCTCACCATTTACACCCGATGATGTTTCTAGTAAATTACCATTAAGAGAATTTATAAGAAGAATCCAATCTCTTCCAGTATTTCTTACATTTTGAATTCTACCGACGCATTTGGAAGTTTCACCGAAAATATAATTTCCAGAGATCATGTGGGAGATATCAGCAGTTGCCGAAATAGTTCTCACTACGATTTCATCAAATTTTGCATTTTCTGTTCCTGCAATTTTACTAGACTCCCAAAGCAATGGATCTTTCAAAAGCATTATTTGCCTAAATTCTCCATCGGCAAGATATAGTGTTGATGCAGTTTCTCCACCATTGATATCAACACACAGTTGGATATAAGATGGATTTAGTTCTTTTATCGCATCAAATCCATGACCACCAGGAGGAGCAACATTTGCTTGAGCATCAAAATTTACTAGAGAACCAGATGGCCCTGGATTGCTCACTAGGGCATATGTGTAATCTCTACCAATATTGGTTACTACAAATTTTTCAAGATCAAATGATTTTGGATATTCGGTTAATTTGAGATATCCTTCAGCACCTGTTCCATCTCCTAATATCTTTAGTGTTGGTGCTATCTGATAGTTTGATCCAACAGGAACATCTCTTGGCAAAGGAGTAGTGAATGATAATACACCGCCTGATGGGGCATAAGTATAACCAGTAATCAGTCTAGAAATACCTCCAGCCAAACCATTGGTAATTGTTATTGTATAATCTTTGTAGATATTCGTTGCCTGTGAAATAAGGGTAGCACTTCCAATTGTCATCGTGGTTGCACCAGATAAACCAGAAATTATCTGATAATCTCTGCTTTTTGCTGTAGACACACAAACATTTGCAGCAGCACTTGGATTTGTTTTTGAAGCAGAAAGACCTGTTGTTGGACTTATGAATACGCTATCAACAGTACCTTCTATTGCATTCTCTTGAACTTCGAATTGTAATATTCTTTCACCAAAAGTATAATTTCCAGTAGGTCTTGATACTGGAATATAGTTTGTTTCATCTGTAAAATTCGTCACCAATCTGTTTTCATAATCAGGTATCGAATACAGATATTTCCATGTGTATCCGTCTGGAGTTTTAAATGAATTAATAGTATCTTTTACATTTGGTTCATACAGAGAAGGAAGACCTGTTTCTATTTGATTTCTTCCGTTCTCTAGACATTTGTACACACTACCATCTGATGTATAGACATAAAATACATAATTTTCATCAAAAACATTAACAGATGAAGAATATTTCGCATAACGAGTTCCTCTAGTCCATTGTATCAATGGTATCATCAAGCGTATATCATTTGCTCCGATTCTTTTTGCAAAAAATCCATCTCTCGTGCTCTGATTGAAATTGTCTACGCTGTCAATAGCATAAGGGATAGTCTCTCCACCCGCTGTGATTTTTACTCCTGTTAAAGACTCCCAAGGATAACTTCTTCCTAAAACAATAAAATATGATCGTATAGGATCTAATATTTCCTTATAAAAGGAACTGGCTATTCCTCTTCTTATGACTTCTTTTGTTGTTGTTTCTACAGGCATATTAATTCCATCTTTTGTTTTTAGTATCTATGTTTGAAATTAAGGTATAGCAATTTCCCCTGCTGCTGGAACTACTTTATCTTTAATTGTTGATGGTTTTGATGATTGGCTTTGATATACCTCTATATTTGTTAATTGACCTATAAGTTCAATTTCTCCTCTTATAACACTATCAAGGGTACTGGTTGATTTCACTATTGGCTGTGCAATATATTCGTGAATAACAAGATTGTTTTGTGGTGTCTTTACAACAGAAGAACCAGATGGCAAATCGTTCTTTCCGACAAGAGTTGTACTTTTGAAGCCTGTGAATTCTGGCATATTTAATCTCCTCTATTATGATATGATAGGAACTGGCATTTTTAAAACATCTGCTAGTTTTATTCTACCAAATGTAGAACCAATAGGAACGGATGCCATTCCTCTGACTGCTGGATGTGGATATAACATCCAATGAGTTACTCCAGGATATTGACTTTCTTCTGGATTTGCTAAAAATGTTATATTTGGAGCAAATAGACCATTTTCATACCCTGCTCCTGCTGTACAACAAGATAAAACTAGATTTGGGTTTACCGATGTTGCTCCGAATGGGAATTCGGAAAATACAAAACCCCATCGTTTTCTTGGATTCGGATCGCCAGGAAATGTTGGATTCCACGGTAAAGTAGATCCATATCCTGTATTACTACCAAGTAAATATGAAGCATAAGATCCTATGCTTGTTCTTTCAAATGCCAATATTCTTGTTTTATATTCACTTGGTCTTGATTCTATCACATTATTGTATAGAGAATTAAAGATGATAAATCCTGATGGATGTATGATATTTTTTATGGCATCAATATATTCTTCTAATGATCGCTTTGATTTTACAATATAAGAAAACTGCTGATATTCGAAACTGTCTTGAATTTTCGAAACTCTGCTTAATAGATTTTTATTGTCTTCGTATTCTTGAATAACTTCTGTTAGAATTCCTGTTGTAATACTAACATTACCACCTGTCCCAAAAGGAGAATCAAAAACAACTATATCTGATCCATTGTAATTTACTGGATTGTCAAAAATTTGAATTCCGTTGATTTTGCCATCAATTGATGTTTGTGATATAAATCCCTTGATGTGTTCTTGATATGTGTTTCCTATAGAGAAGAATTCTCCAACAGAATATCCAGAGCCTCCATTTTTAACAACAACATCTACGACACCTGGGACGGCATAGTATTCATAAACAGTTCCATTTTGTGTTATTTGTAGAGGACTGAAATCCGATTCAATGAAAGTACCAGAAGGATTATTTACAATTATGACATAGTATTCTTTGCCATTTTTTGATATATCATATATTGAATCAATAGTTGCTGTTGCAATAAGATTGACAAATCCTTCATATTGATTGATTTGTAATCCTTTAACATTTGTGACATCAAATCCATCAGATAGATTTGTATAATCTTTAAGAACATAGATTTTATGATAATCTTTATAATTTCCAGATGAGAGTTTAAACATATACTCTCTAGGATATTCGATGATAGTATCACTGTCTGCAATGATTTTAAAGAGCAATTGTATAGATTTTTCATTACCTTTGATCTTATAGAATTCCCTGATGTTTTTCATCAAGGCTCTTTCGTCTAAAGTTACTTCATTGTGAATTTTAATATTTTTTGGAAATGATTCAAGATATGTTTTCTTGAAATGATCTAGAAAACCATCCGCAGTGGTATCAACATCAAAGTATTTTGTTCCATTTTGTAAAAATTCAATAGGATTTCCTTCTTGATCCAACCACTCATAATATGCTTCTAGAAAATCAATAAAAAGAGGATATTCTTCAAGAATGAATTTAGGTATAGACTGTTTGAATATTTGAGAAACACCACTTCTCCTTGTGGTGTCCATAGGTCTATCAATAGGGGTTGTTGTTGTGGAGATAAATGGCATATCTTATGAGCCTATCCTTCCCAAAGATGGAATAGTTATGGGTACACTGTTTGGAAGAGGAGGAGATGGGGGGAGATTCGGAACACTGAATATAGACATTGATTGATTTGTTCCTGTCGGAACTACGATTGGCCCATCTGGAATTCTTCCTCTCTCATTGAGATAATCGACAAAATCTCTGCTTGCTCCACGCATTATTCTCTCTGTTTCATCTTTTGTCAGAACTTCAACATAGATGCTATCGACAGTTGTTGTTATTATCTTGTTCTTCATAACGAAAATATCATTTGATTCTGGCATTATTCTGATTTTGATATGATCGTTATCTCCAAAATTAACAGGTTTGAATTCAAATATAGTCATATTTCCTGTATTATAATCAACTTCACCTGCATCTTCGATAATGAATTTTTTATTTGCACCTTGTCCTGTGACTATTGACAATTTGCCATATCCATTGTCTTCGACATAGGCTTCTTTGATTTCTCCAACAGAATTTTTATAAGAAAATAGAGAAGATCTTACTCCACCTTTATGACCTTCATATGGATGGTATATTCTGTTATAGAACTTTATATCAACAAATGTTGGATATATCGTGCTTGGTCTTATTCTTTGTTCTATCATTGTCTTTATCTGTGTTCCTAATATCGAACCATCAACTTCATCAAGAATTTTATTCAGTTTAGAAACATACAAAGGACTATCAAATTTTTCTAATACTTCATCAAAGTAATTCATTATTGCTTTTTTCTGTAGAACAGATATTTCACTTCTCGACAACGGTGTTTTTGATGGATTAAAACTTGTATTAACAGTTAAAATTCCGTAGATAAATTCTGGATCGACTATTTCTGGCACTATTCCTACTACTGCTTTTGTTCTAATATTTTCTACTATTGTTCTTTTATCTACATCAGAAGCATATAGAGCACCATTTGGTTTAATTGAAATAAAAACCTTGCCAAATTGAGGAGGTTGATTCTCTTCTCCACCCCAAACCTTTACGCTTTCTGCTTGAGGAAATACTTCTAGAACAGAACTCTCATAATCTTTAGAGGTTACACTTCTGTTTTGGGCACTAAATGCCTTGAAAGCATTTTTCCTAATATCCACAATATCTTCGGCAGAGGAACCACCAGAAGCAATGGAAACAGTATCCACTGCACCTCCAGGAAAACTGAACGAAGTATAATAATTTCCATTTTCACCTGATGAAAGCAAATATTCAATATAGATGAGAGCACCATTGTTTAGTGATTTTCCGAGTATTCCATCTCCGAAATATATTTCGTATTGTCCATCATATGCTGCTTGTAGAAAATAGATTTTTTCTTCAGAACCAATCATAGAAAAATCAATTGCTCTTGTCCATGTTTCGGTATCATCATCTGCTGATGCTGCGCTTTGTCGTATCTTTACACGAACTGTGCTAATATCTGCATTGTTTGGAATGAGGAATTTCTTTTCACGAAGCCTGTTATCATAAACATAGGTTAGTGTTTGTAGTATTCCTTCAGATAGAACTGCATTTTCTATAATCCATTCAGTAGAAGATATTTGTTTGAATTCATAGTCTTGTAAAAATGTAAACACTGTTGATATGTTTTGATTATTATCGTTAATATAACGACCTATCGCATAATCACCACGATTTACTGTTGATGAACTGTTTCTTCTAATATTGACTACTGCTTTGGCAGAAGTTATTGATTTTGGAACATAATTGAGCATTTTTGCGTGAGAAACCACAGAATCTCTTTTAGTTGCACTATCCATGAACATTTCATTGCCAACCATATTGGCATAGAAAGCAGCATAGTGTGTATTATATGCAAGAATATCCATAAGGATATTCATAGAAGAACCTTCAAAATCATATCCATTGAATTTTGGTTTTGATCTTAAGTATTCCTTAAAGTTGTTTTTGATTGATTCGAAATCAACCTCTGTTATGTCCATGAAGTTGTCGTTTGCCATTTTATCTCAACCTCTCTATAGGAAGGAATACTTGAAGTTGCTGTTTACTCTCTATTTTCTTAATAGTAAATTCTAAATCTACAGAGTATTTATTCTCTGATGGCAAAGGAACAACAGTAACAACTAAATCCTTTATTCTTGGTTCATAATTTCTAATAAGAACAGATAATTTTACTTCCATAATTGTTGCAGTAGGTTCATCAATAGGTTCGAATAGCAATTCATACAATGGAGATGCTATCTGTGGAGAAAAAGGTTTGTCATACGGCAACAGTTTGACTAGATTCTTTAGAGCAGATTTGATAGCAACATCATCCACTGTTGTAGCCAAATCTTTTGTCAGTGGGTGTGATTTGAAAGTGAAATCTAGATCTCGGTAAACTGGTTCAGCCATTTTTATCTCTTTTTATCTGTACTTATCGTATATTGAATAGAATTTCTTATCTCTACAAATTTTTCTTCAAATTTTTCTTCATGTACTCTATCTGCAAATACCCAAGCACACCATTCACATAGAACACAGCCAATCATTCCCCCTTTTGTATTTTTTATTGGAAGAACAGAAAATGCAATAACATGATTTGATTGCAGATATGATTTAAAATAAGAATCTTTAATATTACTTACAGTTATCATTTTTGGGGAATCTTGTTCCAATATATCCAACATATCAACAAATAGAGAGAGCATCTGATCTGTTGTTCCTCTTGTTGTTGGAACCATTCCTGGATGACACGATTCATGTGTCATGGACATTTTTTTCATAGATTTTCCATTGGCAAAACTAGAACCATTGTGAAATTGTAAGAATTTAGTCCTGCAAGAATCTGATTCGTGTCTTAATTCTGCCAAATTATTAGAAATAAATCTGTCTATTTCAACATCTTTTTTATCTTTTCTCAATTTCCATTCAGATATTATTTTATCTAGTACCTTTTTTGCCAAATACCAACCAACAATTAAACCGGATATCACGGCGGCGGCGGCGATACCCAAATCAAACCAATACTTGATCTGTGTCATGGAACAATCCTGAGTTTTGATGATAAATCGCTGTTCAGAATACCGACTTGGCTATTCAAGTCTTTCACATGGTTTCCATTGACAGTTATTTGAGATGAAAGATCAGCACCTAAAACCACGGTGCGCCCGTCTGGAAGTCTTACAGTTGTAGAAGAAAGGATAGGAGAACCATTGGATGTGTAATTTTCTGATAAAAGTCCAGAAACAGGTACAGATACTCTCTTACCAGAAGAGTCGGTATAAACAAATAAATCTCCTGATTTACCTACAGGTGTCCCCATTTTTCACCTCCAATATCCTATGTATAGGAAGAAAAAAGGGAATATAGAAAATCATCAGAACTCGTCTGAACCAACCTCTTCAAAATGGTCTGGACGAAGATAGGGTATGCGCTTTCCGCATCGAATTCCCTCCACAATACACCTAGTGGGGTCTTGGGCTATTGTTCCCAAATATATGAATCGGTCTTCATCTTTTATATCAAAGATAGCCACATCTGTATCTGTGATATCAATTGCCTTTACAATGGAATTGACTCTTGGTGCTGGCATTGTGGTTCTCCTTATCCACTAATGAGGAAAGATCGCTCTAGTGGAACTTGTATTCTGCAATGGATATAATCTAATATAATATATCTTGAAGTGGTGGTAGTTGTTGTTTGTTTGTGTATAACAGCACCCACACGCATCTGATCGCCGCTTGCCGAAGGATAGAAACTTGTATTCGATGGAGCGGCAGTTCCGGATGTGTCTGTGTTGTCTGTAAGGTTCTTTATTCTCCAAGATGTCGTAAAGGTTCCAGCGGAATTCCTCTCAACAGAGAGATACATTTGGTATAGTTTGTTTGCAGCAACCGTGACCGCTGTGTTGACTCTTTCCTCTGTTGTGTTTCGGAATACCACATACCATGTGGTGTCTCCACCTACACTTGGCTGATTCCATTGGAAATAGACACCATCTGTTGGGTCGGTATTGAGGGTGTCTGTTCTGAATCCTGCCTCTATTTGACCAGGAACGGCAGTAGTAAAGAGAGTACCTTCGGTTTCAAGCATTATTTCCATTTCATATTTCGTGACAAATCCTGATGCCGGAGTGGGTATTCCTGTAAGTATTGGCCCTGTTGCTATGGCGGCATAACCTGTGGAATTGCTTGTCGTTCCTGTTGCCATTCTCAAAACACCAATGCACTTGTTTACTCCGATGGCAGTTTGATCGGCACTACTGTTTATCGTATAAGATCCGCCGTTTCCGTTTATCCCAATGAACACGCCACCAGATGCTGGTGTGGTTGCAGAAAATGAAGCCATTGTGAAGTCTGTTGAAAAAGACAGATCACACTGTGCAGTTGAACCCGACAGAGAATTATATCTGCTGATCTCGCCGTGCATGGTGTTTACACGACCAGAAAGGCTGTTTAGTGTCTGTACTCCATATGCCATATGCTCTCCATTCAACTAATGGTTGTTAGATGTCCTCTTTCGATGGGAAACTGAACACGGGTTGCAATATAATCAACAAGAATTGATGTGGATGTAGTTGTACTGGTTGTCTGCTTTTTCAACCCTACTCCTGTTCGAAGAATATCTGTTGTTGCCGATGGATAACGAGCGGTCGTTACGGCAGTGAGAACGGCACTTGTACTCGTTCCATCTGTAAGGTTTCTTGTTGTATAGGTTGTCGTGTATGCTCCAGCCGAATTCCTCTCCACATAGAGATATAATTGGTATATTTTATTTGCCGCAACAGTCATGCTAGTTGATGCTCTTTCTTCTGTTCCATCTTTTTTATGAACAATATACCAAACCGTATCACCGCCTGTGCTGCCCTGATCCCACTCAAAGTATACTCCATCAGTTGTTGCTGCATTGGTGATTGAATCAACGAATCCAGCGTGTATGCGTCCAGGAACAGCAGTGGTGAAAAGAGCGGTTGTGGCTAATCCGCATTCAAACTCGTATTTTGTCACAATTCCACTTGGAGGTGTTGGGATTCCCAGTATTGCAGTCCCAGAAAGAATGTTTGCATATCCCGTGGAATTGTTTGTGGTTCCAGTTGAAATGCGATTCACTCCAATTCCACGATTGGCATATGTTGTTAGATCTGCCGATTGTTTGACTGTTGTGCTTCCTCCGTTTCCTGTTGCCAGGATATATGTGGAACCAGAAGCAGGAACAGCAGTGGTAAAAGCAGCCTCTAAGAGATCTGTAAAGAAAGAAATATCCGCTTGGGCAGTGGATCCAGAAAGGGTTTCAAATGCCATTCTTCCAGATTCCAATAGCCGTGCATTTCCAGAGAGATCGTTGTATACTTGTACTCCGTATGCCATGATTCACCTTATACGATAGACCAATTGCTACCATTGCTCACAAGATCAATTGCAAGATACTGCTTGCTTATGGTATAGGTTGTGGAACCGTCAATTGTCTGTGATGATGTGGTATTCAAAAGAACACTTGAAGTAGTTGTACTCTTGACAGTGTACCTGTTTGTATTTGAGACTGCCGTGGGCATTGTAAGGGTCAACCCTGCCGTACAGACATAGACATAATCTGTTGATGCCGCCGATCCAGCAGAGGTGTTTGTGGATATGCTTGAAACTGAACGGGATATGCCTCCACCACCAGGAGTAGACCAATACATCAACCCGCTTGCCTGTGTTGTTAGGACTTGACCTGTTGCACCAGTTCCTGTTGGGAATGTGTTTGTATACACTCCTGTTGGATCTATAAAAGACACAGTTCCTTGAACTTCTACTGTTTCTGCTGAACCACTCGTCACAATCCCTATTCCTGCACTATTTCCTATATTTACCGTTCCGTCAAGATTTGTTCCAGCGGAAATAGTCATTATTGAAGCGGCATTGCCAGGAACTTCAACGAAACCTCCTGCGCTAACAGCATAGAGCAGAAGAGGCTTTGCTCCACTGCCTATCTGTAGTGTTTCGTTTCCTGATGTATAGACCAATCCATCATCACCAGAGAATCCTGCCGCCGAATGGTATTGGATATAACCTGCCGATCCTGCTGGAGAGGTTGAAGCGGCTGCTATGGTGTAGGTGTTTCCACTTGGGGTTATGGTGATGTTTGTTCCAGCAGAGATACCAACAGTACCTGTTGATCCATTGAGAGAGGAAACATAGTCACTAGAAACCGACCCTGTTGCTCCTGTTGCTCCAGTAAAAACAGATACCGAAGATGTGGCATTCCATGCAGTACCATCCCATGTCCAAGTGTTTGAACCACTTGTATAGATTTGGTTGACTGAAGGTGATGGGGGAAAATCTAATGGCATATTTTGTCTTTCCGTCTATCTATGGGTTATCCGTATCTTCGAACATGGGGCTGAACTGTGGTATTGCTGTTGGTGACGCTTGTTGTTCTTCCAAAAGTATCAACAACATCCCGTATTAGAGGAGTGTATATTCGTAAATTCTGCGGTCTGACATGGTGTGCCTTTACTCCTGTATAGAGTGTGGCGATTTCTGCTGTCGTTAGTTCTGCATCCCAAACTGCAAATTCAGCGATATAGCCCTCGAATGCCGGAGCAGCACCGCTTGACCAACTTCCACCAAGAATCCATGCTGTTGGTGTCGTAAGGGTCTTTGCTGTAGTATTTGTGGCAGAACCTCCATTGTTGAGATAGACCGTTCTACTTGTGCTTGATGCGCCCACTCCTGTAAGCATATTCCATTGGGAGGCATTATATGTTGTTGCTGTTGACGAATTTGCAACGGTTGTATCGAATGCAGAAAAGAGTGCCCGTGTTGTTGTTCCATTGAGAGCGAATCTAAAAACATGATTATCTGTGGTGTTGTGCATGGCTGCAATAATATTCACACCTCCAGCAACTGTTACTGGATAAAACCACATATTCATGGTGAAAGGATAAGAGAATCCTGATGAGAGTGTTCCATCAAGATAGGCAGTTCCCAAACCAGAGATATTATCAAATCCTATAGCCATCAGCCAACACTCCTTATCTCAACGGAAACCAACTGGGCATCTCCAGTCATATCATCGGTTCCAGATGTTCCGTCTGCATCACGGTATATCTTCAAACGGAAAGGCTCTCCCACGGCAACACTGTCGATTGTTGTTATGGTGATTTCAGTTGTTGTGATGATACCTGATGTGCCGTTTGTCGTGCTTCCAGCCGTTGCCGCTGTGTCAAAACTATCCGAATCCAAGTCGGTATTCATTCTTTCTATTTGAGCACCCCAACGACAGGTTCCGGTTGTTGCCGTATCAGCCATCCAATTGATTCGTATCTTCAAGCCGTTTGTCAGTATTGCAGTCTGCGGCATGATGCTCACGAATGTTGCAGACTCATCTGTGGTTGCATCAAATTCAAGAACCATGATGCCATTTCGGGTATCAATTGTTGCATAGTTTGATGCAGGAGGCTGATTTTCCAAAGGAGTAAATGTCAGGCTCATCAGATTTGGAGCAACAACGGTGCTGTTGAATTGGAGCGTATTTGTCGAAGAATTGTAGGTGACACCTGTCAATCCGTTTGATGATACAGGTTCCATCCATTGGGAAGAGTCTCCATCATTGATATAGACAAACTCCTTTCCTGTATCGGAATCAATCCAACGATCACCAACAGACGGCGTACCAGGAGCAGATGCCGCATAGGTGAATCCGCCGCCACCACTTGCCGTTGACGCAAAGGTAAATGTATTGCCACTCTTTGTTATGGTGATATTTGAGCCAGCATGGAGATTTACAGCACCTGTTGCTCCGCATATTCCAGCCACATAGTCAGATGCTGTGTTTAGGAGAGTTCCTGTCTTTAGGGGCATAGTTTGTACAGTGTTTGCAGTTTGATTTAGATTTGGTGCTAAATCTGCAAGAGTAAATACAGAAAATCCATCATCAACTATGAATCTAATCAAACCAGAAGATGGAAATTCTGGTATTGTAACAGGACTATAAATTCTCAATTGATTAGCAGCAAAACTAATACCAGTAGAATCAACAGTTAAATATGGAATTCCTGTGGTTGCACCATTGAAGATTGTGAATTTACCACTACTATTTTCTAATATTGTATTATAATTGCTTGTACCGGCTCTTCCTAATTGGATTCTTCCAACTCTAGAAGCACTTGCAGCAGGATTTGTATCATTTGCAACCACAAGACCAATACTACCTGTTGTTGTGCTGGTAATCTGTATGGTATTGCTTGAAGCAGATGCGGATATTCCAGCAGAAAAAACCTGTTGAGTTGAAAAAGTGTTGCCTTCGTTTGTTCTAGCAACATTGCCTATAGGACCCGTTATGCCATTTATTGAAATAACATAATCTGTTAAAAATGATGCAACAGTAATACCGCTACCACCAGCACTACCAAGATAAATTCTTTTATTTGTGGTATCTATAGCCAATTCATTTTCAACTAACCCACTTGCAGGATAGCCGTTACCACGCCTCGGTTTGATTGTTGCCATTCATGCTCTCCCATACCAATCATGGTTTTTTTGGATCAATAGATTTCACCGTCAAGGGCTTCGGCTGTTGCTCCGTCTATTTTCTTGCGTTTCTTTGCAGTATCTAGTTTGGATTGCAAAAGATCAACCTTGTTTTGGAGATCCTTTGCTTTTTCCATTTCGGCAAGCAATTTACCCTCCAAAACAAGGTTGACTGATAGCAAATCTTTACATTTTCTTTCCAAATAAGGAAGAATAACACTTTCATTGTAATTAGAATCACTCATAAAATATACTCCTTTACTGTATGTATCAGTAAGATCCTCCATCGACTAATGCCTCAAGAACAGCACAAGTAAGTGTTCCTGTTGCCACAGCATATGAAAGAGCAGTAGCACCAGCAGCATCAATGAGAAGAGCACCGGTTGTACCAGCAGCAGTCATACCAACAAGATAGAATGTTCCTGTTGTTTGTTCTGTGGAAATAACATTGACAGAATTTGTTGCATTTGTTGCAGATGAAGCATTGCCGCTCAAAGCACCAATGAAGGTTGTTGCTGTAATTGCATTTGACGATGCATTATAGCCTAGACTAGAATTATACTTCTGTGTTTGGTATGAATCGGAAGCAGTATTGACAAATGTCAAGAAACAAGTGGTGTCTGATGTATCGCTATTGACAAGTATTGTTTGTGCATTTGCGGCAGCAAAGGCAGTAAATCCTGATACAGTTGGATCACTCCATTGTGGAGCGGATCCAGAAGAAGTAAGAACACGATTTGCAGAACCTATTGACAAGAATGTAGTTGCATTTGCACTACTTTGATATGGAAGGCTTCCAGCGGCTCCACCATGAATATTTGTTGCATTTGTTCCATAGAATGCAGTAAATCCTGATGCGGTTGGGTCAATCCATGTTGGTTGAGTTCCAGAACCATTAGATTTTATTATATTATTAGAACTTCCAAAACCACTTGGAGATACTAGATTTCCGTCCCAGTCAGGCACAATGTGTCTTCTATTTCCTGTCAGAGTCGAAGTGATAAATCTTGTGTTATTTGCACCTGTTCCAAGGTAAAGACTACCAAAGGCAGCATCTCCAAGTGTTCCGCTGAATACTTCTGAACTGTTTGTAGCGGTTGTCAAGAATATAAACCGATCAGCACTATCATCATATCCAAAGAATCCAGTATTTCCGCCATTATAATTGAATTGAATACCACGATCTTTAGAATCATCAACACCGACAGTTCCTCCTAAAACTATAACAGGATCTTGAATTGTCACAGTTTCGGAATTTACTGTTGTGGTTGTTCCGTTAACAATAAGATTTCCGCCAACAGTAAGATTTCCTGTTGTGGTTAGAGAACCAGGAGCAGTAATGGCACTTGGAAGGCTAAGGGTAACAGAACCTGTGTTGAAATTAGCAGTAATTTGATTTGCTGTTCCAGTTATTCCTGTTACACCTGTATTTACAATTGTTATTGATTTATCTGGATGGGTTCCTGGTGTAATAGAAACTCCGCTTCCAGCAACAAGATCAACTGCACCTGTGACACCTTCAACTGAAGTAACAGCACCAGATGCAAGATTGTTGTCAACATATGCCTTTACTGCCTTTTGTGTCGGTAGTCTATCATCACTATTTGCTGTAAAGGTATTATCGGTGTCCACTTCTGCACCAACACGGACAGCAGTAGAACTGCTGTTTGTGATATAGAAAGAATTCTTTCCCTGTACGAATGCTGGTTCACCAAAGGTCAAACCTACTGGAGTGCTTGATGTTGTTGTTCTCCTGATTTTAATAATAGCCATTGTCTGATTCTCCGAAATTTTGTGATTTTATATGATTCTATGGATTATGTAGGTTTATCTCAATTTATCAGTATTCTTATAATTTATTCCAATACACCCTCTGCACCATAAAAGTCTCTTATTTTCACCAGAACTTAAGTGTACGCCACATTTCCTGACCAGTATGACGCATCACATACAGGTATTTCAACCCATCCGCAGTAGATACCACTTCCATTCTACTGCCAATTATAGCAGTGCTATGTGCATATGGAATTGATGTGGATGCATCTATTTCCATACTATCCAAATCAAGTTGATAAATACGATTCGTAGCATCTTTCGTGAAGAATAGAGAATCTGCTCCGTCGTAAGTATACATCGAACCAGTTGTTA